ATGTTGACGGTGCTATCTTACGAGAAGCTAATGAGTGAACCTTTGGTCATCTATGACAGCGAAGCGACACGTGCTGATGAACTCATAAGCATCTACAAACGTGGGGTCAAAGACGCACTAAAAACCAACCCTGTATCATTCCAGTTGGAGCAAACATGTTTGGAGGTGTGGGCTAACAAACAACCCTTGGAGACAAAATGAGTAGCTTAATTAAGCGGGTAGAACGTGACGATGCGAGAGAGGAAAAGCGAATGGCAAAACCCGAAACTTTAAATGACCTAATCAAAGACACCATGCGTGTGAGCGGCGTGCCGTACCCCGTCCAAGTTGATGCAGTTAATCATCCCCCGCACTACAAAGTCGGTGGCATTGAGACGATTGAGTACATGAAAGCCAAGTCAACGCCCGAAGAGTTTAAAGGGCATCTCAGATTGACTGCGATTAAATACCTTAGTCGCACGGGTTACAAGGACGATGCGCTACAAGATTTGAAAAAGGCGCAGTGGTATCTCAACAGGTTGGTGAAGGAGTGCGAAGATGAGATCGGCTGAAGATCGCATCCTTGACTACATGAAGGAGCACAAAAAGCCCGTGACGATCTCAAAGATGGCGAAGTACTTTATTGTGAGTGAATCAACCGCAAAGGGTTCGTTGGCATCTCTGGTCAAGAAAGGCATCGCTGAAGTCGTGCCTAAGAGCAAACCTTTCTTATACAGGCTAAAATAAAATTTTTGGAGATCGTTATGCCTTACGTTAACAAGCCCCGGCCATACAAGAAAGAATACGAACAGTACGACGGTACCGAGAAGGTCAAGAAGAAACGAGCTGAGCGCAATCGAGCAAGGCGCATGATGGAAAAAGCTGGCAAAGTTAAGAAGGGTGACGGTAAAGATGTGCAACATAACAAAGCCCTATCAAAAGGTGGCTCTTATAAAGATGGGCTATCAGTAGTAAGCGCATCAGAAAACCGATCCTTCAAACGAAATTCCAATCACGGGTTAGTTTCTGAAACAAGCACTAGAGAACGGAAGAAACGTGCAGATCGTAAATAACGAAAAATTAGTTGTAAACACTCGATTCCCAACCCGTATTACAGATGCTATTAAAACCAGCAAACCCATAGGTAAATCCGATGACATAACTGCTGTTGAAGTTGAGTGGGGCTTACATGAAGCTATCTCTCTGCGCCGACTAAATATTAAGAATGTGCCTTCTCCCATTCTGAAGGACTATGATTGGCCCGGACTGTACCCCCCTATGTCGCATCAGAAAGATACGGCGTCTTTCTTATCTGTTAATTCCCGAGCCTTTTGTTTTAACGAACAAGGGACTGGCAAGACCGCTTCCGCTATTTGGGCTTCTGACTACCTATTAACGCAGGGTGTCATCAGTAGAGTTTTGATCATCTGCCCGTTGTCCATCATGCAATCAGCATGGCAAGCGGATCTCTTTAAGTTTGCGGTACACCGCACCGTCAACATTGCGCATGGCACGAGAGCAAAGCGCATCAGCGCAGTTAAATCCCAAGCAGAATACCTCATCATTAACTTTGATGGCATTGAGACTATCAAAGAAGATTTAAAGAACGGCGCTTTTGACCTAGTGATTGTTGATGAAGCAAACGCTTACAAGAACCACCGTACTAAAAGGTTTAAGGCGTTGCAGTCTTTAGTCAGCCACAAAACATGGATTTGGATGATGACAGGCACGCCAGCGGCACAATCCCCTGTCGATGCATACGGCTTGGCTAAAATGTGTGTGCCCGACCGATGCCCAGTTATCTTTGGTGCGTTTCGGGATTCAGTTATGTACCAGCTAACTAGGTTTAAGTGGATACCAAAACCAAGTTCCGAAGCAGTTGTCCACAAGCTACTGCAACCAGCGATTCGGTTCACAAAGGAAGAGTGCTTAGACCTTCCTGACATGACCTACGTATCGAGGTACGCACCGCTAAGCTCACAGCAAACTAAGTATTACAAGGACTTAAAGAAAAACATGTTGATCGAGGCGGCTGGCGAGGAAGTATCTGCCGCAAACGCCGCATCTAATATTACTAAACTACTGCAAATAGCTTGCGGAGCTGTATACACCGACAGCAAGAATGTTGTGGAGTTTGATGCTTCAGAAAGATTAAACGCTGTTTTAGAAGTCATCGAAGAAACTTCTCACAAAGTATTAATCTTTGTGCCGTTTACCCACACATTACAGTTACTTAAAACATTTTTGGACAAACATAAAATCAGCGCCGAGATCATTGATGGAAGCGTAACAGTAAACAAGCGCACGGAAACATTTAAGCAGTTTCAAGAGGCTACTGATCCTAAAGTGTTATTGATTCAACCGCAAGCTGCCGCACACGGGGTAACCCTAACTGCGGCAAACGTGGTGATATGGTACGCTCCCGTTACTTCAATTGAGTCCTACTTACAAGCAAATGCAAGGGCGCACCGTAAAGGTCAAAAGAACCCTGTAACAGTAGTTCACATTGAAGGTAGCCCGATTGAATCAAAACTGTATTCGATGTTGCAAAGTAAGTTGAACGTACACACTAAGATTATTGATCTTTATAAAAACGAAATTAATACTTGACACAGTACAGTTTTATGGGGTACAGTACTCCAATCGAACCGTCGGTTCGAACATTTGTTAGGAGAGTTACATGGACGTTCCTGTTGAAAAAATTGTCAGCACGTACATCAAGATACGTGACACAAAAGACAAGTTGTACCAAGAGTACAAAGCAAAAGAAGGTGAGCTTCAGAGTCAGATGGATTTGCTCAAAGAAAAGCTCATTCAACTATCACGAGAAACTGGGGTAACTAGCTTTAGCACCCCGAATGGAATCGCTTACCGCACTATCAAGAATCGCTACTGGACGGACGACTGGGGCAGTTTTTACGGCTTCATGCGTGAACACGGCGCGATGGAGTTGCTGGAAAAGCGTATCCATCAAACAAACATGAAAGAGTTCTTAGAGAACAACCCCGAAGCTCATCCTCCTGGTATGCACATTGACCAAGAGTATGAAATCACCATCCGACGTAAATAAGGAGAAACACATGAGCGAGATGACTCTGTTCAGTAACAATCTGCCCGACTACCTGCAAGAAGTTGAGCTTGATGATTTAACAAAAAACCTTGCGGGTAATACTGCAACCAAGCGTATTTCCATTCGTGGCGGTGTCTTCCGCATGATGGTTAACGGCGAAGAGCTTGCTAAAAATACGAACCGTACGATGAATATTGTGATCGTCAACGGTGCGCCAAACATCTCTAGGTCGCTGTATTTAACGCAGTATGACCCCAAGAAGCAAGCCGCGCCCGATTGCTGGTCTAACGACGGTATTAAGCCTGATGCCAGCATTGAGGCACCACAAAACTCGACTTGTGAGGGGTGTCCTCAGAACATCCAAGGTTCGGGCAAAGGTGTGTCACGGGCCTGTAAGTTCCAGCAACGCTTGGCAGTTGTCCTTGCCGACGACATTAAAGGCGATGTTTACCAGCTTACGATTCCGTCTAAGTCTTTGTTTGGGCGTGGCGAAAGCTTGGACAAAATGCCATTCCAGCAGTACGCAAAGTATGTTGGTTCGCAGGGTAAAAACATCAATACGTTGGTAACAGAAATGCGTATGGATGATGACAGCGACACACCCAAGCTGGTGTTCAAAGCGGTTCGTTTTCTTAACCGCGATGAATGGGAGATCGCAAAAGAAAAGGGTAGCACTCCCGCCGCAAAAGCCGCAGTTGTGCAAACCCCCGCACAGCTAGACGGAATAAAAACTAAAAGAGCTTTGCCGCCTAAAGTAGAAGCTACTGAAGAGACGGAAGAAGTTGTGCCCGAGCCTGTTAAGCGCACTTCTAAAAAAGCCGCCGCTGAGCCTACCCCCAAAAAAGACTTCGTTGATGTTCTTAGCGAGTGGTCTACCGACGATGAGTAACTTGGCATGGATAACCGTGGTTACACATCTAGGATTGTCAAGGCTAACTTAAATGCTAATGCCGACAGCCCCGGCGTAATGCTGGGGCGGTACTGCATTGAAAACGAAGTTCCTGTTACTGACGTATCTAAGTTTTTTGAAGTAAGCCGTATGACCATTTACAAATGGTTTGCGGGAGAATGGATACCCCGTAAGAGGCACGTTGCAAAAATAAACGAAGTTCTTGACAAAGTAAGTTAACGGGGCGTCTAGTTTGACGGAACGAAGAGGGGAGACGCCGCACTCCCCCTGACGCCCTTTCCCTTTTTTCTGCGGCTTAAAGGCGGCTATGGCTACTACAGATCTATTAGCAATCGTGCTTCCAGACGACGGGCACTATTGCATTGTTGGTTTAAAAAAGACAAGCCTCCCCAAGCAGTTGTTTGCCAGTACGTTAGAAGAAGCGGATGAACATATTCAGGCTCTGCTTAAGAAAGAGTATGACGTTTACTTTGGTTGCGCCAAGTACACTACTCCAAAAACAAGAGTCGCCGACAACGTTCTTTCGGTAAAAGCTTTCTGGCTAGACATTGATTGCGGGGAAAACAAACCTTACGAAACGCAAGCTGAAGGGCTTACAGCGTTCAAAGCTTTTTGCAACGACCTTAAGTTACCCAAACCCGCAATCGTAAACTCGGGTAGGGGGCTTCATGTTTACTGGCCTTTGACTGAAAGCGTCACGCGCCAGCATTGGAAGTCTGTTGCCGAGGTGCTTAAAAAAGTGTGCCATGAGCGTGGGCTACACGCAGACCCTTCACGTACTGCCGACGTAGCATCTATTCTGCGGGTTCCTGAGACGTTTAATTACAAAGCAGACCCCCCATTACCTGTAACGCTAGTAGCTACAGCACCCGCAATTAGCATCGAAGACTTTAGTGCCGCTTTGGGCGGCATACCCGAAGAAGTACAGGACTATGTTGGAGGTCAACTTAACAGTCTGACCCGTGCATTGATGGGCAATAAGCAGAATCGGTTTTCAACAATTTGGTTAAAGACCGAAAAAGATGAAGGGTGCCCACAGCTTAAGAAAGCAGTTACTGAACAAGCAACCATAGAAGAACCTTTCTGGCGTGCCGCACTTTCAATCGCCGTGCATTGCGTAGATGCACCTGACGCTATCCATGAAATATCTAGAGGGCATGAAGACTATGACCCTGTAGAAACAGAAAACAAAGCCGCTAAGACAAAAGGCCCGTACACATGTGAGTCGTTTGAAAAGATCAACCCCGGAGGCTGTGACAACTGCCAACACAAAGGCAAACTTACGTCACCGATTACGCTGGGGCAAGAAATAATTGAGGCCGATCCCGAAGACAATGAAGTTGAATTTGTAACGGAGTCAAAGAAACCTGCTAAGTACACCATACCTCAGTATCCATTCCCTTATTTCCGAGGTAAGAACGGAGGCGTTTACCGTAAAAATGACGACGATGACGACGCTGACCCAATAATGGTTTACGAGCATGATCTGTACGTAGTTAAAAGACTGCGAGATCCGCAACACGGAGAAGTAATTTGGATGCGACTACACACCCCCAAAGACGGTATCAGGGAGTTTGCGTTACCCGCAGTGGACTTGCTTACAACTGAGAAGCTAAGAGAAAGACTGGCTTGGTACGGTGTCATAGCTTTAAAAAAGCAGATGGACGGGATTATGGGTTACGTAGTCCGTTTTGTTAAAGAACTTCAATGTAGCGAGGAAGCAGAAATTATGAGAACACAATTCGGTTGGACCCAGGACAACAGCTCTTTTGTTGTTGGTGATACTGAGATATGCGCAGACAGCGACAAATATTCTCCGCCGTCTAGTTATACATCGCCTCTTGCCCCGTGGTTTGAACCTAAAGGCTCAATAGAAGATTGGCGAGAGGTCATATCAGTCTATGATCGCCCCGGCTTAGAACCCCATGCGTTTGGTGTTTTATCTGCGTTCGGCGCCCCTTTTCTTAAGCACATGAACATACGTGGTTGCATCATTAACCTGATTAACAACGAATCCGGCACAGGTAAAACAACGGTTCTAAAAGCCATGCATAGCGTGTTTAGCCACCCTGATGAGGTCATGCTGATTGAGCGAGATACGATGAACGTGCGGCTACATCGGCTGGGCGTGATGAACACAATCGGCCTTGGATGCGATGAGATTACAAAGATGAAACCAGATGAGATGTCTGATTTATCTTATGCTGTCTCACAAGGCCGAGGCCGTGGGCGTATGAAAGCTAACGAAAATGCCGAGCGTCTTAACTTTGCAAAGTGGCAGACCATTATGCTTTGTAGTTCAAATGCTTCCATCGTGGACAAGCTAAAGTCTGCAAGCGATGCGTCTGACGGTGAAATGATGCGGGTCATTGAGTACCAAGTACCACCGAATCCACTGATCAGCAAGCAAGAAGCTGACGAAATATTCCCCAAGCTTTATCTAAATTATGGGCACGCAGGGCGCATTTACGTGCGAGATCTGGTTGCTAACTTAGAAAAGCGCATTCAAGAAATTAAGAAAGTCCAGCTTATCATTGACAAAAAGATTGGCTTTACGAATCGGGAACGATTCTGGTCGGCTGTAATGGCGTGCAACATTACAGGCGGGTTGATTGCCCGTAGGCTTGGGATCATTGACTGGGACATGGGGCGCATATTTAAGTGGGCACTCAAAGAGTTTTCTCAGATGCGGGAAGAAATTAAGCCGCCTATTTCCAACCATGCTAGCGTTATCGGTGAGTTTTGGAACACACATCGGCAGAACACTTTGGTCATCAACGACGAAGTTGATAAGCGTACAGGCGTTGAGATGCTACCTATCCTTGAGCCGAGGGGCGAGTTGATTATTCGCATGGAACCTGACACGCAGAAGCTCTTTATCTCTGCCAAAGCATTTCGTACTTACTGCGCCGAACACAGAATTACGCTAAAAGATGTGCTTAATTCGCTGACTTCAGATGGCGTCTACGTGGGTACGGTTAAGAAGCGCATGTC